ACCGTTTTATAATTTCTTCTCTTAACATATTAAAAAGCCGCCTCGTAGTTTTATTATATTCTACGAGGCGGCACACTGCCTGTCAATCAGTAAAAGGTATAGCGGAAGGCAGTGACTAGCTGCTTTTCGGTTGGCCGACCTATCCGCTATATTTTAATGTGTCGCCTATGACCGATTAATAGTCAGTAATGTTGACATTAACTTTCACCGTGTCGCCCGGTTGCCCTGCGGAATCTACGTACAGACGACCCGTAACATTAGTAGCGTTAATACTTTCCACGCGTAAAAATCCTGTGCGGAAAGTCGCCCCTCCTGCGCCGAATAATAAAGTCAACTGTACACTTTCCGGCCCTGGCACACGGTCTAACGTGTGAGGTACGGTGAATGTTTTAGACCCTGCAGACGATGTGTCTAGTGGGGTGCTGACGACATTCACTTTTGTTTTATAGTTAAATACGTCTCGGACGACAGACCTAGCACCGTCGTCTTGTACTTTAACCGTACCACCAAGGATTGACCCCCCGATCACAGCGTTATCAACAGAGGTATTTGTAAACCGAACACCTACTGTGTTCCCGTCAGAGAGGTAATTCGAAATTGTATTATTGTCTCCGGTAATACTCATCCCAAACGGTGCGCCGGTTACGTGGATATTGGAATAAGTAGAAGATTCGCCGAAAATCAAACATCCCGCGTTAGTAGCGTCACGTACGATAAAGTTAACCACTTTACACTTACCTACGTAATCTATTATGCCCGTATCCACCTTTTCGGCGTATACGTTGCTGACGTATATGTATTGCCCGTTCATCACTACCGCCGTTTGAGTAGGAGTGTTATCCCCCTTAACTCTCAAGTTAGACAAGCTCGATCGTCTACCTCCGACACCTGTAACGCCAGATGCGTCAGCTCTAAATCGCACACCCACAGTGGTGCCAGATTGTTCCACATATATGTTATCCAATTGGACAGGGCCTCGAACGTCTATACCCGCAGACCCCGCAGACCCCGCAGTCCCGTAGTTCTTAACGCTTATATTCACCATTCGGTTGTTTTCATTAGAGTCGACGAGGTTTTTCATATCGATCCCATCATAATCAACCCCGTCGATGCTGATGTTTTCAAAGATCATATTTTTGAGCGTTCCCGTCTGCGCGCCTATGCCGTACCCTTTACATTCGATAATGTTAAGATTTGATAGCAGGATGTCAGATGCTTCAGCTAGTCGGATACCGTGACCTCCCGCGTTATTGGCTCGGTTCTGGTCTAAGTTAATAGAATCTATAATACCTCGAGTCACGTTGGACGCGATTATCAGGTGGTTGTCGCGGTTATCATTTAATTTCAAACCACCTGTACCGTCACCTAATATGCTAAATGTAGAAGGTGTGGTCACTTCATTGGTTAAGTACCACCCATCGGTTATTGATATTTTATTAGCATACGATAAAGCGTTACTGATAGGTATGGTGTTGTCCGAGCTGCCCGCAATTGCCCCCCAGTACTTTATGTTGTAATCGGTTCGCAGGTTCTGCTGTAATTGCAAAACCCCGCCGGGTACGTCGATATACCGTCCCCCGTCGTGGGTACCTGTGCCCGCAACGACCACTTTAAAAAATAAAGGTCCTGAGTTATTAGGTGTGACGCCCCCGTAGTAATCGTCGACGATTACTAACGACCCTGCAGCAGGACAGTCGGAAGTTGCAAGGGCAACACTAGCGAAAGTGAATACGTTAGACCCTCTTTCATAGGGTTGTACGTTATTACTATCAGGGGGTAACGTAGGGTCCGCACCTACGGTGGTGTACGGCAGTGTTGTCGTGACTAGTGGTTTGTACAGGATACCGTTATACACCATGTATTGATTGTATGCTGTGTACGTCTTACCTACTCCCCACACGCCGTCACCTACAGGGGACTCCCCCGCGTTACTGATTGCTTCTAGGTACTCGTCCTCAAGCGCATCGAGTGTTTTATTCACGCCGCCTGTACGGTTCGTAGATGTAGAGATAGGAGCGCCTGAAGCGTCCTTAGAGTTTACGACACGACCTAAGTGCGCCGTGTCGAGTTGTGCGTCGATAAGTTCTTGCTTGGTCACGAGACCTGACGGTGTTGGCATTGTGTAGCCCCTATGCGTAATTGATAGGGGCTATTGTAACGGTTTATACGTGTGGTGGGAATAGTGCAAGGTTCGCGTCATACGCTTCTTGCCACACTGACAGGTCGTCAGGAGTGATTACGAACATCGTTTTCGTGTCGCCGAATATGCCGTGAACGCGCCCGTCGGGACGTATCACCATGTGACGGTTCTCTCGGTAAATCGGTGCGAGTGGTACGCTGTAGAACATAGCAAGAAGGGCGTCAAGAGACGCCCCGTTTGTTACGTAATCGCTCACCGTTAGGTTCGCGGCGTCCATGTTACTGGCCTAGGATTTTAGCGCGTGTCTCTTGGTACGCTTTGTCAAGGTCGTGAATCTTAATGACGTTCGTCTTGTACTGCTTCAACAGTAGGAGAATCGTCCCTTCACAGTTACGTTCTTCAGGTCTGCGTTCACAGATAAGACTTGTAAGCATGGCGTCCTGCTTACGTGCGCCACTCAGTGCAACGTTACGCGCATCTTCGAGTACTTGGAGCTGTTCGAGGTTAGACTCCGCAGCGTGCGTTACAGGGCTTGTCAGTGCTACTACGGTTAGTGCTGTTAATGTGAGTAGTTTCATGATTAGCGCCCCTGCGGTGTGTCTGGTTGACAGGGTGCCGTAGGACGACAGGCTTGTTCCCACTCCTTACGCGTCATAGGAGAAGATGAACACTTCACGTACTGTTCATACGCAGCGACGCAAGGCTTAACCTCATCGTCCCCGTTATCGTTAAGCAAGATACGCTCGTCACGTACTAGCTGTGCCATGATTTTAACGGTGTTCAGTGACACGCGATTACCGCTTACGGGAACACGAGCTGCGCGTAACAACTCCTGACAACGATACGTCACAGAGTCAGACCATTCGATCGTATCGGTTTCGCACATCACATCACCTTCGTCGAGGCGTAACAGCGTTGTCGTGTCGTCAGAGTACAGCACGCTACACGGTTGAATATCGCCGTGTAGTACGTATCGGATTTCAGATAGTTGGGGTTGTGTGGAATGCGTGATTTCTACGACGCCTTCAGACAGTTCCCAATCTAGGGTAATACCGTCCATATCAGTAATCACAAGACCTTCGAGGTGTTGAGCCGCGTCACGTTCTTTACGCATCGTGTCGACCGCACTCATAACCGCAGACAACTCTGAAACAGGAAGGTTGAAATGCCCGCACAATTCACGCCAGTCTCTGACGTTTGAGTTGTAGGCTTCGCGTAGTTGTAACGCTTCATCACGTTCTTTTCGAAGTAGCGAAACGTAATCGAAAATATTCGAGCGGTTCCCGCAGTTGAGGAGATTTATTAAATTGGACGTTAGGGATAACGTTGAATCGTATTTCATGATATGTGCTCCTAGGGTTTCTGCCCTGTTGTCGTCGCTCCGTTTGAAAGGGTTACTCGGCGCGCCAGGAGCGACTTTGGCTTCAGTTGGTATGCCTACCAACCTAGCCGAGTAGTACGAACGTTTCCGCCCGTGGAATAAATACTAGCGTAACACGTGCGTTACGTCAACCTTCGCCCTTCACACTTCGACGGTAAATCTCCGAAGCGCTCACAGCGTCCATACTCGCCGTAATCGTCTCGACAGGGTTTCCGTCCGGTCCTGACACTTCGAGACGTTCAGGGCTGTACGAGCCTGTCATTTTCGCCAACATGTCGGCGTACTTCGCTCGGGTCTTCTCCGACACGATTTCGCGAGGGATGATCACAAACTTACCAATCGACATTTCGAACTTTACCGAATCAACGTACGGCTTCAGGTCGTCAGGGATTTGGTTCGGGTCGTCTACGGTCGGTCGGAAGTCGTACCCTAAGATTTCTCCGGTCTTCGCGTTTGCTCGTTCTACGTACTCCCAAGGGAACGTTTTGAATCGGTCGGACGGGTCGGTCGCTTTGTCGCGTATCGTGTCGACCATCGTAGCGGCGGCTTGTGCGTTTGATGCTTTCGACTCGGCCACCAGCTCGTCGTAAACCTCCTTGACTTCGGGGCGTTGGCGAAACCTCGACACGTACGCAGCTTTCGCTTGCGGTGCTTGATGTCGCTTCTCGGGCATCGCCATGTCGAGGCACGTAGCGTTCGTCCAGGCGGTACGCCCCTGATCGAAGAGGTACTTAACGAGCTTGTATTCCGCGTCGCTTAACGGTCTGCTCATTTCTAAAATTCTCGAATTAACTTGTCTTGCTCTCGATGTTACACCCTCACACCCGTAACGCGCAACCAGATTCGGAACGAAGCGTAACGAGTCGTCACACACGTCATCGATATTTAAGCATTACGATACGCTGCTCCGTAATCTTAGCGGTAACACGATCGGTAACACAGTGATTTTTGCGCTCAGCCCTTTACGGATAAGGGATTGTAGCGTGCGGTAACGGGTAACACCTCCTTATACTTACCCTTATAGTATATATTATATTTCTTATATTCCTAACTATCTATTATATTTCTTATATATTTTTATATATCTTTTATAGTAGTGTTACCGTGTTACTCTTATAGTATTATTAAGGTATATCAAGAACTTAACGGTTAAAAACATAGTGTAACTCGTGTATAACCCTGTGTTACCGTTCAAATAGATA